GGGTACTGAGCTTCTCGCCAGCCTGCCAGCCCAAGCCAGTTCCCGCACATCGGGCACGGGAAAATTCGTGTCGACGCGCATCGGCTACAAAGGGAACAAGCGGTATGCCTCTTGTGGTATCGCTTCAACAACGGTGACGGCGGCTACTGTGGTTGGCATTACTGCCATCTTGCACAACCCCAACGTAGCTGGCACCGCGAATCCCTGAGATGGGAAATAGGATGCCTGCTCTCCCAGACATCGCGGTGAAACTCCGCACCCAACACATTCGGAGAGGAATGATATGAAACAAGATGAACGCCAGGTAGCGCCTACTCTTGACGGCATTCGCAGAGATCATCGTGCCCGTTATGAATTTGTGGCGAAGCAGTTGCCGCCAGGTTGCAAAGTGATTGATTACGCGTCGGGCATAGGCTACGGCAGTAAGATTATGGCTGACGCTGGGCACGATGTTGTTGGATACGACATTGACTCCGAAGCGATTGCCTACGGGCGTGAGAATTACGCTCATCCGTCCGTGACTCTTTGGACGGGAAACGGTAATTGCCCCGCCATACTTGGAGAATTTGACGTCGCCGTATGCTTTGAGACAATCGAGCACATCAAAGATCCGCGCCCATTGCTGTGGGCATTGCACAGTTGTGCGCCGGTACTTTATGCCAGCGTGCCGAATGAGAATATTATGCCATGGCGGATCAGCCGTGGCGTTGTTACCGCATTTCATTTCCGGCACTACACGCCGTCGCAGTTCGAGGAACTGCTGAACAGTTGCGGGTGGAAGGTGGATTTGTGGAACACTCAAGCCGGTACGGAATCCGAAGTTGAGCCTGGTACTTTTGGACGGACGATCATCGCTGTTTGTTCGCGCATCAAAGACGAAAAACAGGTGCCTCTGCAAGCCTCATACGCGAAGCACATTTCGATTGTCGGACTTGGGCCATCATCATCCGATTATGTGGATCGCTGTAAGCGGCTCGGTGGCAGGCATGCGTACTGCGACGAGACGTGGGTAATTAACAGTTTTGGCGATGTTCTTTCCGCAGACATGATTTTTCACATGGATGATGTTCGCATTCAGGAAATTCGTGCGAAGGACGATCCGAAGTCGAACATTGCCGCAATGTTGCCATGGTTGAAAATGACTGAAACTCCCGTCATGACAAGCATTGCGCATCAAAATTATCCTGGTGCGATTGAATTCCCGCTGGAAAAAGTGATCAACGAGTTTCCGTGCGGGTATTTCAATTCGACGGCGGCTTATGCGGTGGCCTATGCCATTTATATTGGTGCGACAAAGATCAGCCTTTGGGGCATAGATTTCACCTACCCGAACGCGCACGATGCGGAAAAAGGAAGGGCATGCGTCGAATGGTGGCTTGGAGTGGCTGCGTCACGGGGTATCGAGATCGCAATCCCTAAGACATCAAGTTTAATGGATGCTTTGTCGCCGATGGAAAAGAGATTTTATGGTTATGACTGCGTCAATATGGGAATCAAGCGCTACGATGACGGAATAATCCGTGTCACGTTGTCAGAAAAATCAGAAATGCCGACGGCTGAAGTGATTGAAAGAAATTATAGCCATCAAGTCCATCCAAATCCTCTTGTCCATCATTGGAGCGACAACATTGGAGCGACGAAGGAGTACGACGAAGGAGTAATAAAATGCCAATGATCGAATTTAACAGACTCTACAGATATGCTCATAATGGAATACATATCGCAGAATATTATGCTGGTCAGATAGTTAATGCGACAAATGAGCTTGCTGAAAGCGCTCTGCGAGATAAAGTTGCAAAATTGAAACGGACAAAGGCATTTTCTGAATCTTCAGAAAATCGCGCCTTTTGTGGTGCATCGGAAATCAATTAAATGGCTACTGTGCAACTTGTAGCGCCCACATCTGAGCCTGTGACGCTGGCCGAAGTGCTGGCGCACCTCAGGCTTGATACGAGCAACTTTGAGCCAGCACCAGATGCTCCGACAGTGGCATTGGCTCCCGCTGCCGCCGGAAACGTTGACAACGGTGCTCATCGATATCTCGTGACGTTCGTCACTGCCGATGGCCAGACGCAGGCAGGAACAATATCTGCTGCTGTGACTGTAGTCGACCATACGACTACCGGGAAGGTTGCGCTGACGGCAATTCCAACCGGCGGAAGTGTTGTGACAGCAAGAAAGATTTATCGTACTCAGGCGGGAGGCACGACGTATTTGTACTTGGCTACCATCAGCGATAACACAACAACGACATACACCGACAACATAGCTGACTCGTCTCTTGGCGCAGGCGTGCCGACGACGAATACAACCGGCGATCCGATGCTAAATCTACGCATCGTGGCCGCAAGAGAAGATGCCGAAAACATTACTCGAAGGGCATTGGTAACGCAACAATGGCAACTGGTGATGGATCAGTTCCCGCGCCCGAGTATGAACGTCAGCAGCGCGAACTGGTATGGGCCTCAGTGGGGAATTTCTCCAGGGCCATTGTCTGTAGTCAGGCCAGACGGGACAACTGGATATGAAATCATCCTACCGTATCCTCCTCTTCAATCGGTGGAGTCGATCTATTACTACGATCAGACAACGCAATTGCTGACGCTTCTTGATCCATCGCAGTATATCGTGGATACAGTCACGGAACCGGCGAGGATCGTACCGGCATACGGTGTTACATGGCCGGCCACGCTAAACAGGATCAATGCTGTTCAAATAGCGTTCACTTGCGGTTACGGAAGCGCTGCAAATGTCCCTGTCGGAATAAAGCGGTGGATTTTGCTGAGAATCGGTAGCTTGAACGAATACACCGAAGAAGTTGCGCTGATGAACCGGGGAAAGATTCAAGATTTGCCGTTTGTCGATGGTTTGCTCGACAAATACCGCGGGATTACGTACTGACACTGACATGACGATCTTTATCCGTGCCGGAACGCTGCGGAAGCGCGTGTCCATCCAATCAAGATCGACGGCACTTGACTCGTTCGGAGGGCAATCGACAACATGGTCGACGATAGCAACTGTCTGGGCGGAAATTGTAGAGTTGAGTGGTAGGGAAATGATGCTTGCCCAAGCTGAACGAGTCGAAGTGTCTCACACGATAATGGTGAGATACCAACCGATATTTGCGGCGCCATTAACCGTTGCTGCTTACCGGGTGTTGTATCAAGGACGCATATTTAACGTGCATTCGTCAGAAAATGTTGACGAGCGTAACCGGGTTATTTTGTTAACCTGTAGCGAGGGGCTTAACGATGGCTGAAACATTCTCCATGCGCGTGGACGGCCTAAGGGAGCTTCAAGCGAGGCTCAAAGAGTTCGCCCCAGCCATCGCCGCCAAAGCCCTTGGCGCATCTGTCAATGTTGGGGCGAAGGTGATCAAAGACGATGCCATCGCGCGCGCTCCTTATTACACCGGAGTGGTTCAAGACGGACATCCGCCTCCCGGAACTCTTCGCCGTTCGATTATCACGGTGAAAATTCCAGGCGAATCGAATCAGTACAAAAAAGTCTATGCCGTTACGGTAAGAACCGGGATGAAATATCGTTTCAAAGGGAATGGTTGGAAAGGCCAAGACGCATATTACTGGAGATGGGTAGAGTTCGGAACATCAAAAATGGCAGCTAAACCATTTATGCGTCCTGCTTATGAATCGCAAAAGATAGCGGCGATGGATGCCATCATTGACGCATTGCACATCAATATCGATAAGCAGGCGGCAAAGCGATGATTGAGCAAAGCGTATGGACAGCACTGTCTGGACTAGCAGGTGGCCGTGTCTACGCCATGATTGCGCCGGATACACCGACAGCGCCCTTTATCGTCTACCAAAACATTGCTAACAAACCGGAAGTTACCCTGGCAAATGGGACGCCGATCAACAATACGCGCATCCAGATCGATGCCTACGCCAAGACTTATGACGGTGCAAAGGCATTGGCCGCTCAAGTGACAACGGCCATGGCATCGGCGAGCTTCACCAATATTCCTATTTTGAAT